GAAACCACCATTGATCTTCTTGGTCATGGTTTTATAGTCTTGAGTGTCTGCATACTGGTTTAACTTGTGGGTGTCCCAAAACCATCCCGCAGTGAGGGCAGCGTACATCGGAGTAGCAACAAGGTCAGGCTCCATAATGAAATCCACCCCTAGAGCCTTACCCGCATGGTGGTAGTTAGCCGATCCAGTAAGTTGGATACATCCTCTTCCTCGGAAGCGCCATCCATCCCCAGAAGCCTCATCCCTGTTTCCCATACGATTAGAGTAAACAGTATTGGCAATCAACTTAGGATTACGAGCGCAAGCCTGTGCCTTGGCAGAGTCAAACCTTTTAGGCCAGAGTTTCTGTAAAGCCTCCGCACGATAATTTAAGTTCTCTTCCAAAACTTTAAAGTTTCCGCACTCATGCCCACATTGACCAATAAATGCGGCTTTTCTCAGGTTGCTAGAGATGTCAAACCTTTCAAAAGTAGCATTCAAAGCATCTACCCAAACAGGACTTATGTGAAGGCTATCAAGTTGATTAGCGTTTATCATTTAATAGATTCCTGACATCGTTATAAGCGTCTACACACGCATTGAGAGCAGCAGTATTTCTATCACCTTGAGCGACTATTTCTGCGATGGCTTGGAGGGTTGCTCGTTCGGCATCAGGAGCTGGGTCAGGCGCTCTGTCAGGTTCTCTGGTTGCTTTTGTATCTGTGGTGGCAACGGGGGTATTTGTGGGGGTTTGTACACAACTGGGGGCGGAGATGCGCACCCGACCAGCGCTGATAGCACGATCAAGAGCAGACTGTTTTTGATTGACAACATTTGTAGTCTCCATGAGTTTGGTTGCGGTAGTGTTTAACTGTTCATTAAGTTTATGTTCAGTAGCCCTAGATTCCTCATTCTTTTTGGCTATCTCAATCTGCATTTCCTTATCCCTGTCTGACCATCCAAAATGGTAGCCACCACGATAAGTCCCAAACAGACTAATTGCCAGACCAACAAGTAACCAAGGTAAAGGTATGCCAAACATTACTCAGCCTCTTTTCTTGCTTCTGCCAACTGGATGCGCTCATAGTCGTTTTCCAAGTGGTCAGGGGGAGTCGTAGGAGGTGGCCCAGGTGTCCAACTCTCATCCAACTCAGGGTTCACCCAAGCGGGTAAAGCTCCTGATGGTGAAGTCCATGTCTGCGTACCATAGGAGGCGTTAAAACCGCCCTGAGAGCCTCCATAACCCATTGGTTGGCACGTTGGCTGTTGTTGGGTCGGCTGTTGCTTAGAAGTCATTGCCCGTTTACCAATAACACCGCCAATACCGCCAACAATCAGCAGAACAATGTCGTTCAGCATCTTTGTATAAGCCTGGTCTATCGGGGCCATGCTCTTAATCGGTTGAGTGACAAAAGTCACTGAGTAGAGCAAGGAAATCACGATGAAGAAAAGAATCAGGGTGACCGCAAGCACCACAATGCCCCAGACCCTGACCTCAATCTCTTCAGTTGTTAGGTTTAACTTCGTCAACTTTTTTCTCCAAGATGGGTGCTACCAAGTATTCTGGACAAGTCTGCGTAAACAGACATCTAGGCTTTTGGCACTCTGGCGCATGAAAGTGATCAGGATTCTGGCACTTGTAACGATACTTTTCTTCGCAGCCAGTAAGCAACAATAGAAGCAATAGATATCTCATATTGGCAGCCTGTCAATGATGGCATTCATTATTCTGTCTGACAGAAAATTGGGTAATATTTTCATAATATCGAAAAACAATATTGCCGCCCATCCACCACCAAGGATTTTGAAAAACATATCCGCAGTCTTTTGGTACTCATTCACCGACCACACCTGTTGGTAGCGCAATGATCCAATACTTCATAGATGCCATAAGCGCAAAGAACAATAGCAAGCACCAGTCCACCAAGCATTAGGCCAAGTTCCAAGTCTTCTTGGTCTTCCTTTTTCTTTCTCTCAGCTGCTTCTTTCTCTCGTCTAGCGTTATGTGCGTCTTCCACGTCCATGGCCGCTGCTCTGGCCTTAATCTTGGCCCAGACGTCCATTTTATTTGCCTGAAAGAAAAGCATCTGAAGCTCTTTCTCAAACTCCCTCGTGGACTCCAAAGCCATCTCGATCTCGATGGCCATACCCATAGAAGAACCACCCTTTTTGGCGGCTGCTACAGCCTTGGTGGCTTCGGACTTTGCGTTGAAATACTTACCTAAGAGTGGGCCAAGGCTGGCCACATCATCAACAGTCTTTGAAGCCTGCTTGATGAGCTTTACGGCACTCTGGATGCCAGCTAGAGCTGTGACTGGATCGATCATTTTCGTTCAACTTTTTTCCATTCAAGACACCAAACCTTTCGGTTGTAAACATCGCCTGTCCATGCCCATCTAACACATCTGTATTCAGTTTTCTCTTTACTAGATGCCACCAATGTAAACAGCATTGAAAGCATCAGTAGCCATTTCACGGGTACGCCCAAACAATAATATAGCTACAAAAGATGACAAAGCAAGCAACACAGGCCGAAGCAATGATTGCTTCAACCCAATCTTTCATGGATTTTGAGCCTTTTCAGCCTCATTCAAAGCCTGATTTATTCTGGCTTTTAGTTTAGCGTTTTGCCTGTTTGTTTTAATTTGATTTATACCAAGTCGTAATGAAGTCAAAACAGGCGCTGGAATGCCTATAAAATAGCCCATTAAAGCTGTTTCAGCGCCAACTCCTGCAAGATTTTGTAGCAATGTAGCTGCTGTTCCTGAATTATTGATAAGAGTGCCAGGCGGGACTGTATTGATGTAACTCAAAACCTCATTAACATCACGAATGTTTTGCGCTCCTTTTTTGCCAAGCATAATATCCAAACGACCATTAGCATCGAGCGCTTCTGTTGCGTTTCGAACTGCCTTAGTGTCAACTACTGGACGACCCTGAGAATCGGTGCGACCACTCTTTACGGCCTCTTTTCTTAAATAGTCAACTGTTGCCCCCTGCAATTCACGGAAAGCCTGTTGTCCATCTTTTCCGCTAGTGAAAAGAACTCTACGCAAGAATGTAATTTCTTCAGGCGTTGCACCAAGAATAGACTTTTGGAATGCTTCACTTGCTTCAATTTTTGGATCATCACGCCCACGAACCTTGGTCAACAAATTGGCAACAATTGCACGACCTTCGTATTTTATAGATTGCTTTTTACGAAGTGCTCTAGCTTCTTTGTAAGCCTCACCGCCCAACCCTTCGGTTGACAAATCAATTTTTTCTTTAAGTTCTCGGCCAAAATTTTTGCTTACAGGTTCAATACCAATAGACTTGTTAATTGACTGTCTCAAAAGTTCTACGTCTGCCAAAGTAGAAGGTTGAGCTTGCAAAGTGCCATCTTCTAATTCTTTAAAGATGCCAAGCGATATGCCTTTTTCTTTTGCTACTTTTAAAATTGGTGCAACAGCGGCCTCTGGTATATTTTGATTCAGGTAGTCTGCAACGCCTGTTATAGATGTTGGTGCTTCAAGCTCTCCCTGTGCTTTTGCTTTGTCATAAGCCGCTTTGGTTTTTGCTTTTGCGCCAGCATATCCAGACGACAAAGCATCAATCAATTTGTTTCCGGTCAAGGTTATGTCGCCACTTTTAGCAACGTCAGCGCCTGTTTCATCAAGCAATTCATCAAATCTTTGCATGATTGAAAGATTATTTTGTTCTGCTCTGGTTATTAGTGGCTGACCAAATGGCCCCTTAACTGCCTCTTTTTCAAAGGCAAGTTGTGAAGGGTCACGCTCTTTTTCACCAAGTGTAAGTTTTACACCAAGACTTTCAGCAGTTTGTTCTCTCTGTAGACCCATTGGGGTGGCGGCAGCGCCAGCACTTCCCCGAGTTGTTTGGGTTGTTGGTGCAACATCCAAACCTAAAGACTCACGCACAATGGTTGGTGTCTTTTTGGCTGCGGCAACCACTTGGCCTGTACCCTGTCTAACTGCTTCAGCACCACGCAGTGCTGTAGCCGAGACAATGGGGGCGGCTTGCCGAACAGACTGACTCAACATACCAGCAGGCAAAGCACCAGGCAATACTGGTGGCAACAATCCTGCAGCTTGCCCAATGGCTTGTACCTGCTCCATGCCAGCCTCAGTCCTTGGCATATAGGTATATTGTTGTGCTCCAGCCCCCGCACGTTCACTAATTGCTCTAGCCGCCTGTGGTGTGCCAAATCTGCCCGCTTTTATTTCTTCACGAGCGCCAGTTATTGCCCCGCCAACTGTTCCAAATAAACCGCCTGTAGCCGCAGTGCCTAGTGTCAATGCAGTTTCAGCAGCCCCAATGAGGAGGTCAGCAAGGCCGCCTGACTTTGGTGGTTTAGGTTGCGATGTTTGAGCCGATGGCGCTGCTTGTGCTAAAGCAAATTTATATGCTTCTGCGTCTGACAACTCTTTATCAGACTCCACCTCATACGTTCCGCTGTTGGGAATGGTAACTTCGTAACTAAATTTAGCCATTTTATTTACCTTCTTTTTTCTTTACAGTTACGCCAGATGGTATGTCTGCCGCACTAGCGGGTAAGTTTGACTGGCCTTGTTTTCCAGCTTGCTCCAACCAACCCGACAAATTGTTGCCTGGCTTGTTGAGGTAAGAAACCTGTTTAGTCAAATATCCAATCAATTTTTCTTGAGCAGCTTTTTTGTCAGTCAAATATTGTCTAAGGGCTTGGGGGCGCAAAGTTGTTGGAAGGGCGGTGTCAAGAGCAAGGTTAAGCTCTCCCTCTGATAAAGCGCCAAAGGTAACCGATCCAATCACATCCAAACCCAACTGACTTCTAACATTGTTTAACGTAATTGATGCCGTTGTAATGTTTGGAAATTTGCTTGCAATAACGCCTGTATTTGCACCATCGTCAATGGCTTTAATTGCATCATCAATATTGCCAATGTTTTTCTTGATTTTGCCAATCTCAGCAAATGCTTTGCCTACTTCTTTTGCCGTTAATTCGCCGCCAACCCTTGCTTGCGCTCTAGTACCTTGTGTTTCAGCGCCAAACTGTTCTGATTCAATAATTGCGTCAGCCCTTGCTTGGCCTGTTAAGTTTTCCCCTGTAGCCGACACCACCCTTGTTGTGCCGTCTTTCATAACAATAATTGTTGTGCCATTTGGAGTGACTTTGCTTGACTGAACTTTCTCATTGCCACCGACTTTGGTTTCAGCATCTTTTTGTGCTATTTTTGTTGCGGTTTGATTTTTTGTTGCCAATTTTGACAACTCATTTCGTCTTTCATCCGCATCCAAACTAGGCCACTGTGTTTCAAGTTCTGCTGCATACGCTCTTACTGTTGGAGTGATTGACCCAGACTGAAGCATTGCAGTGATTGGATTAGCCCCTGGTGGAGTTGGAGCAATTCCAGTTGGTGTCACCACATCATATGATCCAGTTGTCTGATTAAATGTAGCAAGCCTGTCACCTTTTTTCAAGATTTTTGTTTCAGGCTCTACAGTCTTCAATATTTTCTGACCTGTCAACGATGTCCGCAATCTTGCTTCCACTGCCTTGTTGCGTGTGCCATCAGGATTAAATAATTGTGCCGCTAATTGATTAACAGATGCGGTTTCAACAGATGCTTGAGCCTTTGACAACTCCTCAAGTTGTTTCCGACCCTCTGGAGTACGAATCAACTCAGGCGCAACCCTACCAATGTCAAAACTTGGTGCAGTAGCGGCAATGTTCTCAGGCATTGGAGTGCCTTGATCTGCCATCTGTTGTTGTTCTTGAACATCCAACATTTGCGGTCTTTCCGCAGTGCCTGGCTGGTAAGCACGTTGTGCAATAAGTTGAGCCAAAGAAGTTTGTTTTTGGGTTTGTGCTTGTTGCGCTCTAACTGTTGCTGCATCGGCTAACTCAAACAATTTCATAGCCAATGGCGTGTTACCCATTTGGTTGGCTTGAACAGCGGCTTGCTCTAAAGACTGCGGATCACGTAAATCAAGACCACGCAACAACTGATTTTGCTGTGTAATTCTCTGAAGTTGTGGGTCTTCTATGCCCAACAGTCCACCACCAGCACGACCTAAACCAGCCGCACCAGAGTAAATCATTGCTTGCGCTCTGTCTTCAGGAGCTAAACGAGCCATCGCTATGCCTTCATTCAAGGCGGATTGGCGTTGTTGACGCTCATACATATCAGGCGTTACACCAAATAAACTTCCTACTATTTCAGCCATGATCTTTCCTTTTGATTAACCAGTCCAAACAGAACTAGTAGGGGTTAAATATGGATTTAATACTGCATTTTGGTCAGCAGTTGGGTTGTAACCAGTAAAGTAATTAGCCAATCCCTGACCCAATGTAGATGTTGGAGAACCCAAACCACCTAAGAAAGCCGCATAAGGATTGTTGGTCACTGCATTGCTTGTCATTAAGTTACCTTGTATCTGAGCGCCTGTAAGACCCAATTGGCCTGCTCTAGCACCAGCTAAAGACCCCTGTTGAGCTAATGAAGCGCCCATCATCAATGGTTGTTGAGCGGCAGTCTCCAAGCCCTGTATTTGCCCCAAAGCAGTTGTGTAAGGAGCGTAAGCGGCTTGTTGACCACCATAGTATTGACCCATAGCTTGAGAACCTTGACCCAATAGACCCGCACCAAACAAGACGTTCTGTTGACCAGCTTGTTGAGCATTAGCCGCCAAGATAGCCTCTTGTTGCGCACGAGCGTTATACAAGGCTTGCAGTTCAGGAGTGGTTGCACCCATAGTACCGCCTTGAGCCACAGAAAGACCCGCACGACCTTGTTGTTGTAGTCTGTTTTGCAGATTAGCTAACTCTACTTCACGAGAAGGTTGCAACAAAGCCATCTGCTGATTGATGTAATTCTGAGCAACATCTTGTGGAGATTGAGATATGTACTGATTACCTAAGCCAAACAAGTTCTGTGCGCCTGTTTGAAGTGGTGCAAATTGTTGTTGAGCCTGTTCTGCTTGTGTTAAACCACGACCTGCCAAGCCAACCAAACGATCCTGAGCCGCTTTAGCTTCAGGGCTTAGTTGGTATCCCGCAGAGGTCATTTGACCCGTTACGGGGTCATAAGTGTAATTAGAAGTACCAAAGCGAGTGGTCATTCCAACTGGTCTAAACTGAGAACCTGCTACTGCTTGTTGAGTGGCAGTATTGACGTTAGCTGCGGCAGCGGTAGCGGCATCTCTTGACTCTTGGCTTTGCAGTACACCACCCGCTAAACCTAAACCACCAGTAATTGCATTGCCAAGCAGACCAGTAGCAGCCGCACCGCCTAAAGTAGATAAAGCACCTGTAGCCAATGCCCCACCAACTGTTCCTGCCCCTGGCAATCCTGTTGACAATAAACCACCAGCTCCACCCGCTGTAGTCAATGCACCAGTACCGCCTGCTGTAGTTAAAGCTCCAGTGCCACCAGCAGTAGTCAATGCACCAGTACCGCCTGTTGTCAAAGCGCCAGTAGTCGCAGGAGTTGTTAGCAAACCAGTTGCACCACCAGTTCCATACAAAGCCGCAGACTCAGCCGCAGTTAAAGCACCTGCACCAGCAGTACCGCCCAACTCAGCTAATGACAATCCTGTAGCAGCTTCTGCACCAGCCGCAGTTCCTGCCGTACCTAGCACACTACCTGTACCACCAAACAGACCGCCCGCATAAGCACCACCTAAAGCAGCTAAAACTACTGGGTCTTTGAAGGCATCTACAAGTCCACCAAAGAAAGATTGATCACCGCTTGATGTTACTTTTCCAGTTCCAGTAAATTCACCAGTAGGAGAGTAATTTTTAAATTCGGAACCTACAGGGGGTTTGTAGTTAATATCGCCCGTAGTCTTTTCTACAGTGATATTCTCAATGCCAACAACTTGCCGATCTTCTCCAGAACCTCGAACCTCATATTGAGGCGCAATGCGAGTATCTCCAAGCGTAACTGACATACCTTCTGGGATCGTCGCTGCCACCCTAGAGATTACATCTCCTTCAGGAATATTAACAGCACTAGCCATCTGAGCAGGTGAAATCTTAAATTGCTCCATAGCAGAAACAATCTGAGCATCGCTGAGATTAGGATTGGCTAAGAGATAGTCAATAATTTGTTGGTTTGTTACTGCCATAGTTGTTGCCTCTTGAATAGGTTGTGGCTGGGTATAAACTGGTTCTGGCGTGTAGACAGGAGGCGTATAAACAGGTTCTGGTGCTTTAACGGCTTCATATCTTTGTTGAACTTCTTGTACAGGCAGTCCAACAGCTTGAGCCATCTGAGATGGGCTGACACCATACATATCCATAGCAGCAGAAATAGCAGCATCGCTCATGCCAGGATTGGCTAAGAGAAAGTTAACTATGTCTTGACTAGATACTGCCATGATTTTTCCTTATACCGCTACTCTACGAATAGCTCTTACCATAACTGGTGAGCTTTTAATTAAAACAGTTGTTGAGTCACCATTATTAAACTGCATTGTTTTTGCATATGTAGAATCATTTTGTGTGCTTACCCAATAATAATCACTTGTTTCGAAGAATTCAGCGCCACCACTTTGGAACTCTGAAACTGATGTACGAGCTGGAACAGTTGCTGAATAAAAACTGTTAACTGGTTGTGGACTTACTGCATATGCGTTATATCCACTACTTGTATTATTATTTGTTGTTGTTGGCTTCAAGAAATAGTAAATAGTATGCAATTCATCTCTTGCTGGTAAGTACCAATCTGAGTAACCACCAATAGTTAAACCCTCGCAAAATTGAGCTGCAGGATGATTAGCGTTATTCATGGTGCTACTGTTTGTTGGGCCATCAATAAAACTTGTTGGATCAGAAGAACTACCTGTAGCAAATTGGTAAGAACCTTCACCAAATGCTTTTGGAGAAACAACTAAATAGTGAGTCGCTACGCCATTGGCAGTTGTAGAAATAGAGCCACCATAGTAGCCACCTTGGAATGATTGACCAACTACAGGAACAGTAACAATTGAGTTACTAGCACTGCTTGCATTACTTGTTCCAATGATGTTTGTTGCAGTTACAGTAAATGTGTAGGTTGTTCCAGCAGATAAACCGCTAACAGTAATAGTGCCAGAACCTGCTTGACTGATAGTCCCTGTTATCCCACTAGGAGATGATGTTGCTGTGTAGCTAGTAATAGGCGATCCACCATCAAAGGCAGGAGCAGTATAAGAAACTGTAGCCGTAGTTGTCCCTGTGGCAGTTGCAGTACCTACAGTAGGAGCATTAGGCTTAGCGCCTGCCCCTGCTAAAAAGGAATTTAAAGCTGCAAACATTATGGTGTGTATCCTTGAGTTACAGAGCCATACCAATTAGCACCATCTGCTACAAAAGAGAAGATGTCCATCTTTCCCGCAGTAGCAGTAACAACTGGCGTTCCCGCAGCACTATATTTGACACCAGCTGGGTGGCTAAACGTAGCAGTCCCACCACCTGTAGATGCCGCTTGTTTTAACAACAAGATAAATGACTTACCCGCAGTAGCAGTAGGCATCGTAAATGTGCAAGCAGTAGAAGCAGTCAGGGTTGCTGTTTGTACAGTACCGCTTGTCAACACCAATGTGTGTGCGCTTGTGACAGTACCAATGGCAACAACACTCTCAACATAGTCGGTGACTGTTGGGTTTGTCAGGGTCTTGTTTGTCAGACCTTGAGTATCTGACGTACCAACAACATCGCCAGTAGGCGCAGTCTTAAGTGCAAAAGCCGCTAGATCAGCATCGTAGTCTTGCTTGGTAGCAATAGCCGTAGCAATGTTATTGAACTCAGTATCAATCTCAGTACCTTTGACAATCTTTGCAGGATTACCAGAGGTAAGGTTATCTTTGGTTGCAAAGTTGGTACTTTTTACGTAATCAGCCATATCTATTCCTTATCTTTTAAGATAATTTCCCGTTCTTGGCCTGAATCTCTATCTTTTGGATAGACAATTGTGCCCCGTTAATATCAGACTCATAGCCCGTCTGGACAACCTTACCAGTACCAGAAGCAGATACTTTTAATGTATTCAAAGCAACACCATCAGAATACTCCGCTACCACTGTTGCATTAGCACCATATTCAGCAATGTTGTATTCAGATACTCCCTGAACAGGAATGGTTGTTGTTGCACTTAGATAGTTAGTCTTAAAGTCAAAGCCCCACTTGATGATTAGGTTCTGATTCGTGCCACCAATAACGACAACAGAAATCTTCTTTAAAACAGATGTCTGGTTAACATTACCTAAATCAGCATGGTTGGTGTAATACTGAAACCGATACACACTCGTGTGGTCGTTATAGCCCGTATATTGACCGATGTAGCCATTCTTACCAATGTAGACAGCACCGCTTCTCAAAGATGCTAACGCTGTTGGAGTAATCGAGTCCCAAGTGGTTACACGGGAAGAACCATCTTGCAGAATAACTTTGGTATCAAAGCAGTAAACAGACTGAGTAACAGGCATCGTCAACAGATAAAAGCCTTCTCTCTCAGAGTAAACAGACTTAATGTTTGCCAATGTCTGTGAAGCAACATCACTCATCAAGTCATTACGCACATTCTTAGACAAGTCTCTCTCAGGAGCAGACTTCTCTTGAATCGTTCTCATCAAGGAACGAACACCTGAGTTTGACAAGAAGATCACATCAGAACTTGTTGTCTGAACACTGTCTCTTGATAAGCAACCAATCCCTCCAACTGTGTCAGAAATAGACATCGTAGAAGGAGTAGTCGCACCCTGATAAACAAGAATCTGCCTCTTACCAAAGATAAACAAGAAACCATTGTGAGCAGCCAATGCCTGTACTTCATCAGCACCATTAGGCCAAACTCTACTTGTGTCTAAATTACCAGTAGTACCACCAGACCATACATGACCCGCAATCAGATCAGAGAAGCTAACAGTAACCTTATCTGTGCTAGAAGAAGCCACCCACAAGCGACCATAAGCCGATATAGCGACATTCCCACTAGGAACAGTCCCTACATAGCCACTCTTCTCAGAAACCCGTCTGTAGGTAGTTGTACTTACAGCAGGGTCATAAATGATTGGGTCGTGACCTGTTTGAAAGAAGTAAGTAATCCCATTCAAGGAAGCACACTGCCAATTACTCGCAGTAATCGTAGGAGCAGAACCACCCCCCCCATAGGTCAACTCAGTGACTACATTAGAAGCACCGAGTTTGAATATCTTGTTGTTGCCAGCGAAGAGCACTGTTAACGTGCCATCAGTCTGGACTAACTCATGGATCACACCAACATCGTTAGCACCAAGGTTTCCAGAAGCAGCATTAACCCTTGTCCAACCTTTTCGAGCACCAATACGACCATACTGGTCAATCACGCAGTTAGTGGCAACCAAAGCAAAACCACTAGCTAAATCCAACGGGCTATCCTGAGTGTTTAACCCAAAGAAGCCTGGTGCGCTAATGCTGAATGTTTCGATTGGTTGAGCCATTAAACAGCCTCAAAAGAGCCAAATTCTGGATAGCGAGTAGCTTCCATAGAGATGTAATCAGAGAGCATAGCCCTGTACAACTGATAAGCCTCAGAAGACGATAGACCACCATCCTCACCACGCTCAACCAAAGCACGAGCATAAGCACTCTGAACCACCAACTCAGATGGCATCAGAATCACTGTAGCATCAGCAGTCAATGGTGCTTGTGGCACGATCAAGCTAAATCTTAGACTAACAACACTGTCAGGAATAGGAAATACAGTTACTTTAGTGTCATAACTGGCATCTACACCATCAAAAGCATAATACAAAGGAACACCACTAGAGACAGTACCAAAGTTCAAATAACGATTCATGTTAACAAACGGGATGTTTGTCATGGCTGTGTTATTCGTATCATTGATAACGTCTTGAACACGGAACTTCTGACCCGCCCCCGTTAAGGAGTAAGAAGATGTCCCCGCAACAGTAGAAACTACTACTGTAGTACCAAGAATGTTCCACTCATAAGAGTCTTCAATCTGACGCTTGGCATCATTGACAAACTTGCCAATCAAAGAGGAATAGCTTGTTTCGGTAACAGTAGATACTTGCTCTTCTCTGAGTCGAACAAGAACGTCATTAACAGCTTGAAGGTATGTGGTCATGCTCTTGTTAATCCTATTTGTTCAAAAGTAGCAATAAAACTGAATGAACTAGATGATTGCGTAGTAATTTGAAGCCTATCGCCCTCTTCTAAAACGATATAAGCATTGCCATCAAATTGAAGGTATTGCTTTGAAGTAAAGTCGTAAGAAGTAAGAATATCTAACGTAGTAGCGGCACTAGCGTCATACCACTGGACAGTAATGTGCTTAGTCGATCCACCAGTATTGTGAATGTACATCACAGTAAACTTGGCGTAGTAACCCGTAGGAACTGTGTAAACAGTTGTCAGCGTTGCGGCTGTTGGGTTAACTCCGACTGATATTGGTCTCATTTGTTCCTCTTAGAGATCGCTTTAGCCTTTGCTTTAGCGTCTTCCTTGGACGTTGCGCCCCAAGCTCTAAGAGAAAGTAAAAGTCTAGTAGGCTTTCCATCTTTCATCTCAGCGCCAGGCATATTGCCCATACGTGCTAAAAAGGAGGCCCTACGAGGGTTGTCGCCTGACTTTACTGGAGGCTTTAAATTACCACCAGTTTCTTGATTATACGATGCTCTCCCCTTGGCATTCAAGCCCCCCTTGGGGTTTTTTCCTTCTTTTGTTTGCCAAGCGGGAGTTTTCATTTCTTTTTAGCAGTCTTAGCTGCTTGCTTGAAGTCCTTTGCAGTAGGAGCGCCTTTAGAACCAACCTTACGCATCTTTTCCTTAGAACCCGCTTTGATACGTTCTTGCTTGGCATTGATGTTAGCGTAGAGGCCTTGTTTCATTTCTTCTTCCTAGCTTGTGATAAAGCAATGGCAATGGCCTGATCCTTAGACTTAACAACAGGGCCTTTTTTGCCAGAATGCAGAGTACCTTCTTTGTACTCACGCATAACCTTGGAAATCTTAGCTTCTGCTTTAGTCTTTTTCATATCAGTACAAAACCTTTGCTGTAATTGTTCCAGATGTATATGCTGTGCAATTGGCTCTTAAATACGCAGGAGCATTAGCAATAGTAACAATGCCATCAGCAGTTAAAGCAGTGCCAATGGTTGCGTAGGTTGTGCCATCAAGACTTCCTTGTAAAGCAACAGTAGCCGTTGTAATGCCTGTAACTTGTAGAAATGCAGGTTGACCCGCATCAGCTTGAACTGCCTTAGAAGCGCCAGTTGCAACAACTGCACTAAGAAGGGTAACGGGAGTAGTTAAAGATGACATTATTTACCTCGTCCAGACTTCTTCATCATATTCGTTGCAGTACGACCACCACGGGTAGGCATACCTCTACCAACCGCAACCATAATGGTTACAGGCATACCCTTTTTCTTGCCGTACTCTTTGGCTTCTTTCTTGCCCTCTGAAGAGTAGGGAAACTTCTTTTTTCCAACCATAGGCATAATATGCTCCTTATTTCCAAAGTCGATCAGCAACAAAAGTGATGATGCCACCAATAAAGGAGGCTATCGCCATTCCTACAAACATACCGCCTTTAGACTTGTTAGCCATCTCTAAAAGCAGTTTAATATCTTGTCGAAGTCCATGAACTTCTAGCTGTAAAGCCTCAACTTGGGCTTCCAACTTACCGAACTCTCTTGGGTCAATATCAGACATTTTCGACTTTCTTAGGTCGCCCAGCCTTCTTAACAGGAGGGGCTTGAACAACAGGTTTAGTTTCGACCTCTTCTTGGTCTACTCTAACATAGCCCTGATGACCTTTCATTGTGTCAATATCGTACTGATATGTGAAAGTAACTGTGTTACCGCTTTGTAAGCATCGAAAGGTTGCCATAAGAACTCCGAGAAAAAGGGGGTTATTAGCCCCCTTAGATTAAACTACAGCACGACCAATTACAAGTTGTAATGTAGTCGATGCCAAGTCAACAGAACTGCCTGTTGGGTTGTAGGTCACGACTGTCACTGTGTTAGCGGCTGAGATATAGGCTCTACGAACCAAACCCGCCTCTGAAACACCAATAGACATACCAATAACCATGTCACCCAAGGCTACGCCCGGTACTGTGACTGTATCTGTAGCGGTAGAAACAGTAGATACTGATGCACTATCAAGAGTACAAGTAACGTCCCAAGTGTCTGTAAAAAGACCACGAAACTGGTCATTACCCCTACGGGAAACGACTGCGGTTGCTGCTGCCATAATAATCTCCTAAATAAAGAAAAACCCCCCACCCGTTAAGGCGAGGGGAAAGGTTGTAATCAAGTAGGTACAACCAAGGCAAACATGGAAGAAGAAGTAGCTGCACCAGAAGTAGCGGCTTTTCTCAAGGCGGCAACACCATACAAAGTGTCAGAAGTAAACAGAGTAGCGAGGTACTCTTGTTTGTACTGAACTTGTGAACGGATACCAACTTGCTCAACCAGAACCATAGAGTCTTTATGACCCATCAGGCAGACACGAGCAATAGAACTACCGCTTGCAGGGTAAGCGGCTGTTGCAGATGCGTGGTCAGCATTGCTTGATGTGAACACGGGGATACCATAAAGGTTACCGATTTCACCATTGCGGATAGCGTTGCCATCACCTACAAAAGCCTGCTCAGTGTAACGGGCAAGACCCATCAACGTGTTACGGCTTGAAGGAGGAATGATAAAGAAACGACCATCCATAGGAGTATCGTTGTCATCCAAACGCTGAATAGTACGACGAATAGCCGCATCAGTCAGAGCAGAAGCGTTACCAGTGTTGGTGTTAGCAGTGTAGTCGAAGGTTGTTGTACCATCACCACCGATAAAACCACCTGTATAACGTGCGCTATCAGCAGTACCACCATTGGCAGAACGACCCAACTGAATCAAGTCTGTATCGACTTGTTTAGCCAAGGCATAACCCGCATCAGAGGTGTAGAAGTTACGCATAGAGTTCAAGGCTTGAACTTCTGCAATATCTTCGATCAAGCGGCTATATTCATAGTGCTTGTTAATAGATACTGTAACTTCATCAGCCGTATCAACGATCAGGGTAACTGCGTCAGTTGCTACTTTGCGTGAAGCGTTGCCACGACCAGGGGCGGGAATGTGAACTACGTCACCCTTCTTGCCCTTGAAGTTCATCTTCATAACCAAGTTTGCTAGAACAAGGTTCTTTTTGTAACTGGCAACAATTTCATCACTCCAAATTTCAGGAATGAACTTGTCTGCGGTTGTTACTGTGGTTGCATTGTTAGGTGCGAATGCTGTATTAGCCATGTTTAAATCTCCAATAAATTAAGTTTACTTAACTCTACCCTCTTGATACGCTAACATGATTTCATCAGAAAGCGCCTCATAGCGGTTAGGGTCTTGCATTTTCAGCCGAATAAGGTCAGCCCTACGATAAACTCGTTTTGATGACTCTCCAGAACCACCTACATCTACTCCAACTGCTTTCAAATTCTGCTTGCGAGTGGCTTCTCCAGCGTCACTCGTTTGCTTCTGTTTGACAGATCGAAGTTCTTTGTAAGTCGATAACAGTTCATTGGCAGAATCATAATCGAAATCAGCATCAGCCTTCTTGAACAAATCAATGCGAACAGGGCTAGATTTGACCCAATTCGCAAAGTCCTCATTTTTAGCAATATCGCCAAAATCAGGGTGTTCTTGCGCTAACTTCTGCTGAATTTGCGCCCTTTTCATCTCTAAAGTGGCTTGTCTAGCCGCAATGATGTCAGGGTGACTATCAACTGTCCTTTGAACTGCCTTCTGTGGATTCTCAAAGAAGTCTACTTCAGGCTCTTCTACTCTAGTCTGTTGTTGTCTAGAACTAAGGTTCTGTTTAATGAGTTCATCAGCTAACTTTCTGACTTCGCCTACTTCTTGTGCTTGCTTACCAATGAGCTTTTCAGCCTCTTGGTGCATCCTCACAATCTCATCTAAACTTTTGTGCCTGTATTTATCAGGAAGTTCAGACTGATCTTCAGCTTTTTTTGAAGTCTTCTGCTCGACAATGTCAAACTCACTTAACTCTTCTTTTTCGTTGTCAATCAACATACGTTTCCTTTTTCCTGCCGTTATCGGTTATAGGAGATTCAACTCGGCATAATTGCTTATGAGTTGAGTTTCTGCTCAGATTTCAACTTGTCGGTATGACTCTTTCCAAATTTGGCATAAGCCGATGGAAAAGAACCAGACCATCCTTCAAGTCTAAAAGCTGGCGCAGAGAGTGAACGTGTAGCCAAAGCCCCACACTCACACTTCAAGTTCGTTGCCTCATAAACAACAAACTTTTCTGTTTTGTGTCCGTTTTCACAGACGTAATCATAAAATCTCTTCATAAGCCCTCTCGCTGATCTCTTTAAGATTTTTCAGCCAAGTTAGGATAGAAAGTTCACCTTTTTTGAATTGTAGGTCTTTCTCATCAGAAACTACAGAGATATTATTCAAAGATACTATTATTTTGTCAATATCTTCTACTAAATCTTTCCACCCTTGGGTAGACATCATTTCAAAGCGTGACTCATAGTAGTCCTGAAGTTCTTTGTTCATGCGTCAATCGCACCTTCAAACTCAGGCTTTTGCTTGATGATTTCGTATAGGGCAGCTCGGTCTGCACCCGCTACATAGTCATCACCTGCAATCTGAACCTTGCCTGCGCTTAATGGTTGTTTACCAGAATCACGGGCTTCTTTGCTTGCATAGCCGTAAAAGGTTATCTCTGTTCCCTTGCCTTTGAAGTCTTCTTGGACAGCACCGATGTTCCAATATTCGGCAGGGATGCCAAAGTCTGTATCTACTGTTTTGAGTAATGCCATTTGTTTTCCTTAAACGTCTGTTGAACCAGCGTACTGGGTGAAAGTTTTTAATACACCATACATAGCGGGGATTAAATCACCCTCTAGGTCTTCCATGTTGATGTAATGAGCCTGTTGTTGGATAGAAGGCCATCCCGCTTTACGGGCTTCCTCTGTCGCATGGATTTCCACTTGAACTTGCACTTGGTCTTTTGTACCAAAGAAGTTGGTAATCCTAGCGTAAGCCTGAGTTTCAGACTGTCCGTTTGTGTTGTTGATTGCGGTTATCTTGAGAGCCATGTTAGTCCTTAATAAGTCATTTCTGTTGTACGAATTTGGCAAACTGTCCTGATTGTAGTTGCCGCCTGTCCTGTAAAAGTTACTGCTAACCCGCCATTGGTAGTATCTGCTGTAACTGCTATTGTCCAAGTCGATGCACCTGCATCTGCGTATGTTGATGTGACTGTTGGTGTTCCGACAAGGGCTGTACTGGCGGCATTAGCACCACGCTTGATGACACCCTCAATAGTCCATCCTTTTGTGTTGCCACCACCTGTTACACCTGCTACTACTTCTCCTGTAAAGAAATAGGCTGAGTTGTTGGGCATGATGACTTGGTTGACATTGCTTGCCGCACCTGAATTTGAACGCAATACAGTTGCAGTTGCGTTAGTGGTT